CCGCCGCCACTTTCGGCTTCGGCACGCTGTCCAGGAATGTTTCGTAGTTCGCGTCGCCGGGCTTGCTGCTGACGGTGAACACCTTTTTGGTATGACCGCTTTCGTCCACATAATCCGAAAGCCCGTCAGAACTCTTCAAATTCACGCCGTAGCCCGTGTAATTGTAATCGTATGTGCTTTCGGTGATCTCGTCCTGATTCTGCGTCAGGCTTTCGTTTGGCGCAGTGATCTGTACGTTCAAAAGCCATACTTTCTTTACTTTTGCGGGTTGTCCTTTCTCTTTGTATTCCGTCTGGAATCCGAAATTCACCCGTACAGCCGATGTGACCGCAAGTTCCGCCACGTTTCCGTTATCGATATTCTCCACGAGACCGATATCCTTTTCGAAGTCCATATCGCGCGCCGTCGTACCGATCGCACCCGTGATCGATTTATCCGAATAGAGCGAATCCTGCAATTCCCCGTCTCCATAGATATTCTTGACGGAAATGTTACGGTCCTTCGTGAACGTATTCATATAAGTCAGCGGCTTTACGGAGGCCGCTTCGCCTTCCACCGAATAAACGGCGTCTTTCACGTTGAACTGCACGAGCGTCTTGCCGTCTTTACTGGGTTTTGCCATTCTCGATTTCTCCTTTTATAATATTGATTATGTTTTGCTGCTCCGCCTGCACAGTACGCGCCACGAACGGTTTGCCTTTTATGCTGCTGTATTCCAGCATATTAACGACGGGCACCTCCGAACCTTCGCCATTTAAAGGGTTTCCCGGGCGCGTGCGCGTGTTGTTGATATAGCGTACGTTTTTATATTTCCCTTCGCCCTTCCATGACTCTTTCGTTAAACCTGTCCCTTCCGGAGTCGCTGCGGCAAGCTTATCAATCATGTAATCCATCGCCTTATCGAGTCCTTTGTCGATCTGTTCGTAAGTCATATCCATGATTTCATTCAAAGCTTCTTTTACGGCGGCCGAAAAATTTTGTAAGGTGCTCGATTTAGCCATAGATAAACTCCACGCTCCATGCGTATTCCGAACTTTTCAAAGTCGCGTCATACCCAAGGTTATAGCCTGTATAGCGGACTTCGGAGGCTTTCAAAAGCGCCTCCACTTTGGCTTGATTGATACAGTGAATATCGTCCGTTGTTGCGCCCTTCGATTTGGAAACGAGCGTCAGATTGCAGGAGCATTTCCGCAGTTGCGTGTTCCCGTCCCCGTAAACCGAGGGGGCATCCGAAACAGACGGACGCAGAAGGAGATAACTTTCGGGTACGCTGTCCTCGTCCTCATCCATGACCTGTTTGTACGTTTTTATCTCGGAAGCCAGCGGAGACACGATATCCCAAAGAGCCTGCATCGGATCATCTGTTTGGTAGATTCGCATAATACCACTCCTTGATCGCTTTTTTTATGGCACCGTCTTCCAGTTTTTGCACATTCAAAAGCATATCGCGCGATTCTTTCGCTTTTCCAAGGGTTTTAACCTCGTACAATTCCCCGTCGCAAAACAAAAATTTTTCTTGATCGTACAGGACTCTGGGAATCGTGACGCTGTATGAAAGGTTAAAACCCTGGATCTGCCCGAGCTGCGCCGTGTTTACACCGACCAACTCGACTTTGTTGACGAGGATCTTCGCGCACGACACCTTCTTTTCGCGGTCGCCCGTTTCAAGGTTCTGTACGCTTTCGATGTTGGCGAGTATGTAGATCTTATTTCCCGTCAGCATAGCGTGCCCCCTTCGTTTCCGTGGACAGCATATTGCGGAGCAATGTGAGCGTAGCGTCATTGGCAATATCGCGCTTGTTCATCAGGGCTTCCGCATACAGGATCACCGCCGACTGCCCCATCGGGGAGGACAGCGCTTCCTCGGAAATATCGTTGGAAAGCAACTGTCCCTTCGCCATGCGGAGAAAATTCGAATAATACTCGTTAAGCGCGTTTCCGGGCGTCAGATCCCCGATGGATAATTTGAATTTCGCCAATAACTCGTCCATCGTTTACTCCTTTCAGCCCGCGGTTTTGGGGATCGTAACGATAACAAATCCGTCGGGAATAATGACGTTTCCGCCCGTCGTCACCGAGCCAAGTACGGTGAGAAGACCTTCGGCAAATTTATAATCTTTGGAAACTTCAATGGAATAGTCGCCGAACAGAGCCAATTCAAAGTCCAAAGGCGAGCCGTAAATCATCGTCTGTTTCGCAGTAGCCGCCTGCGCGTTGCCCGAAAGCGCCGTTAACGAAGGAACGATGCAATAAGGCACGCTCAAGCCGCCGTCCTTGATAATACCGATGTTCGGATTGGCTGCGTTGGGCGTAATCTCGTATACCGCTCTCTTTTCGTTGGTGCCTCGAACATCCCCGAAGGCGATGAGATCCTCTTTGTTCAGATACAGAACGGCGCTTCCGTATACATTCGCGTCCCCGCCGTAACTCATGACGATCCTTCTGAGCGTCTTGTCGTTGATCGCGCCCTTACCGCTCGCAAGCATACCATTATCTGCGGATGCGTTCAAAGTCTGAACCATACTGACGCTGTTATCGTCCACGGACGATTTGATTTTCGTAACGATATCCTGCGCCAAACGCACTTTCAGTGCAATCAGAGCGCTTTGCTGCACCTTGGCGAGATAGTTCAAAGGCGAGACTTTCTCGAGTTCCTTCGATACATACGTAGTCACAGCGATTTCCTTGGGCGAAATGGTGACGGTCCCGAAGGTAGGATCGGACTCCGACTGCGCAACGCCGTCAGTCTTATCGGACGCGACGGAATGCGTGCGCATGAAACTTTCTTTAAAAGCCCCGGCGCCCGTCATGTCGATAACGCGGACCTGATCCAAAATACTGATCTGCGTATTGAACGGATCTCCGATGCCGTTGACTTTCGTAGGCTTCGCAATCCCGTCCGACGAAAGCAATACGCTGCGGACTTCCTGCACCGGCACGCTTACTTTTCGGTTTTTGGTAAACTCGCTGACAATACGATCACGCTCTTCGACAGCAATTCCTTTTTCCAAATATTCCTGCATGATATTTGATTCTCCTTGATAATTGTTTTTTCTAAGCTCTGCGAGAGCCGCTTTTCTTTCTTCGATTTCTTTGATTTTATTTTCTATTTCTTCTTTTTCCGAGCGAAACGCTTGTTGCTCTTCACTCGTCAAAGAGTCCCGATGTTCGAGAGCCTTTTTCTTGATCGCTTCTTTCCGCGCTTTCAATCCCTCCAAGTCGAGGTTCAAATCGCGGAGTTCTTCGATATACTTGTCCATTACCACTCCTCCATTTCTTTGATAAATTGTTTATGCTCTTCCGCAAGGCGCTGTTTTTCGGCTGCTTCCTGCGCCGCACGTTTTTTCTCTGCCGCGAAGTCGAATTCGCGCTTTGCGACCACGCTCGCCTCTTCATACGCGGGAAACGGCGTAATGGTGATCTCATACAACTCGTCGATATGCGTGATGGTACGTGTCAGCGTGGACTCGTTGACCTGGTCAGAGCAACGGAAACCGAAACTCATGCCGTCTATGATCCCGCTTGCAACGTCGTTGTATGTATCCCTCGCAAGTTGCGTATCGGGAAGTTCGCATTCGAAAAACAATCCGGTTTCATCGACTTCCACGCGCATATTGACGCCCGTACGGCCGAGGACTTTGTCCGTATCGTGATTGCGTAACAGATATACATTATCAAGGCGTGTGCCGTCTAATGCCGTAGGCAGAATCGTTTCCTCGATCTCCCCGTACCACCAGTCATTGATACGAGTAGGATTGTTGAAAAGGATCGGGTATCCGCGCAGAATCATCTTCTGTTCGCCGCCCTCTTCCGAGCGAATCTCTTTCTCGAATGTGACCATGCGGTATTCTCGCTGTTTATTCTGTCTCTCCATTTTTACCTCCTTCCGGCTCTTCCTTCGGATCGGGGTCCTTCGTCCCTTCTCCTTTGGGATTACCGTTTTTCGCAAGCTGATACTCGTCGAATTTCTCTATATTCACCGTATCTGCCGTGACGCGATACATTCGTCCGAGTCCGTTCGGGAGCGGCGGAAGACCTATCATCTCGCGCCCCTCGTCGATATTGATAAAACCGCCGCGCCCCGCAACGTTGAAGAACGCAGTCTTCGCGGCGAGCGTCGAAACCGATAAGCGGAACGTATCCAATTCCAAACGGTTGCCGAACTCGCGTTCGCGCTTGGTAAACAGTTTCGAAGTAAACTCCTGTTCGACCTGACGCGCCAGCGGTTCGATTTTATTTTTGACGAATAACTCGAATTCGATCTCGCTGCATTTGTTGTTGATGATGGATTCCGTAATGCCGAAGTAGTTATAAACGATATTGATGACGAACTGCATCAGTTCGCGGTTGACGTCGTTTTCCTGCCAGTTGATCGGCGTGATCTTCCACTGGGAATCGATATATGCAACGCCTTCGACCGCTTCATCGAAATTCCCTTTCAGATCCGTCATCGTTCCCTTTTTATCTTTCTCTTTCAGGTTCTGTGCCCCGCCGCTGCTCGCGCCTTGTAACAGAGCACGAGGTTTTTTAGGATTGGCGACATTGATGGCCTGAGCTGCCAGCGCCTGTATGACCGTTTCGTATAAGCCGAGCTGATTTCTTCGGCCGCCTGCAAGCTGTGAAAAGCGATTAAGATAAATAAGGGAATCAAGATCGTACGTCTTACCGATTCTTAAAAAACGCACCGTCGCGCGCTTATCATAGAGTTTAAATTCGAATTCGTCTTTCGGAAGAACATACAGTTGATCCAATTCTCCGGTTATCGAATTAAAAATCGGCTCTATAAAACAGTTGCTGTTCAGCATAAGCTGAGTAATGGCATCCACCCAAAACTGGGTTGCATTTTCCAAGGGATTGGCTTGGACGTTGATAACGCGCGAGGCGGCATTCTCAAAATATTGGATATGCCCTTCCTTATCCACTCTCTCGAAATACTTCGGGATCGTTGCGAATATCTGCGCGAATGTTTCGATTGCCGTGCGTACTTCGGGGATCTGATCGATACTGTTCGCATAATTCACTGCGAATAAACTGATATCGTTGCCGTAATATGTCTTGATAATCGAGCGCAGTTCTTTCTTTTTGGGCTTGTCCCGTGAGAATACATGTATAAATTTCGTGAAAATGTTATTCATCGCCACTCCTAAATGGTGAAATATTGCGGAAGATACTGTTGATAATCTTTCAGTTCTTTCGCCCTTTGATACGCCACGAATGCGTTGAATACGCCGATCGTTCCGTCGATATGCCCCGTCGACTTCGCCTTATGCGGCGAGAGATTGTTATTGGCATCCTGGCGCACTTTCAAGTTAAAGAAGCAATACGCAAATAATTTATTGCGGACGTCCGCCACGATTTTGCCCGCTTCAAACAGGCTCTTAACGATTTTGATAGGTTCGGACAGCGTCCAGCCTCCCTGCGCTACCTCCGTCAATATTCCGTAATCCCGTACGAGCGTCTGCGATTCGGAATCCCTCGTCACGATCTCATGCGAGAAACCGTGCTCCTGCATGTCTGTCAGCCATTCCTTGGAAAGCGCTCTGTCGTAACCAATCTTTAAAAAATTGATCTTGAATTCGTCGCGCAGCATGCAGAACCATGCGGTTACGTATTCTTTCTGAACGTAACTGCCCGGGGTGATGATCACAAGTTCGCTCGTCACGCGGTTGCCGGTATTCAGATCGGTCATTGCTTGATAGTCCTGCTTATCTTTCCGACTGTTGCGCTCCAAACACCCCTCTGCAATGAAATACGCTTGCAGCTCGATGAATTTATCTTTCGTTAATATTTGAGCCGTCGCGTTGCATAAATCGGTCGTCTCCGCAAGGTCGACGCCGCCCGTCGCATAGGAATCGATAAATTCCTCGGGCAAAACCTTTCGCATCGAATTGCGGATGGCGATCATATCGAAATAATCGATGCCCGCCCCGATCTGACGGTTCAACTGTTTGGCAATAAACGTGTTCAGCATGATCGGATCGTCTTTCATCGATTCGAACTGCTGACGTAGAAAAGCCATCGTCGGCCGCCCTTCATACATTGCGGGATTTGCCTTTATCCAACAGGATTCGTCCTTATAATCATCGGTATCGTCCAATCCGAACATCAGGGCAAATATCCTATCGTTCGCGCCGAGTTTGCGTTTCCGCAAGAACTTTCGGTTGCGCTCCTGCAAAGATTCGAACAGGCTTTCGGGCGTAATGCCTGCGGAGGATATTACGATCATCATCGGCTGCGAACGTGCGCCCATGCCAGACTTGATGGCGTTGTATTGATTGAAGTTTGTGATTTCGTGGACTTCGTTCGCCACGGCGACCGACGGGTTACTTCCGTCCTTCCCTTTGGAACGGCCGCTCAAAAACTCGATTTTTCCATGCGTATACGGGCATTCGATAAACTTTTCCGTTTTACGCTCCACGAACCATTGCGAAAGCGGTTCCTGTCGGATCTCGTTTTTGACCAACTCATAGGTGCGCTTGGACTGTTTTTCGTTCTCCGCTACGATCTGACACCATGCGGAAGGCTCTTTATCGATTCCGATAAAATAGGCTATCAGCGGGACAATGAAGGTATCTTTACCCCATTTTCGCGCCACGAACAAGTCCATTTCCGTGAACCAGCGTATGTACCGATTCTCGCGGTCGCTCCACACCTTGATTCCCAAGATGCAGGCGACGATATATTTTTGCTCCTTATTCAGTTCGATAGGCCGCCCCGCCCAGATCCCTTCGCGATGTTTAAACAGCCGGGCAAAGTTTTCAAAGGCGATCGGGTCGGCCTCCTTATAAAAAACCGTCTTGCGGGAAATCAATTCTTTGATCTGACGGACGTTATCCTTCACGTCACGGTTGAAATCCTGCGGTCGGTTTTCCACGTATTTGATGTAGTCGGTGATCCATTTCAGCATAGTAAGAAGCCTACTCGTCCGTGCGGTTCATGAGTCCCGAAAAGATATCCACCGACTTCTTGGCATTGGCGGCGTTCAATCCCGCCTTGGCTCGCGCTAACGGCGATAACCCGAGTTGGTCAAACAACTTGATGCACAGCGCAGCGTTATCGTTCCTTTTTTTAATGTTCGGATTCGCCTTCACCTGATACTTGGTATTGCCGTGCATATCTTCCCCCGCCTCTACCGTGATATAGGCTCGGTTATCTTCTTTCAGGGCTGCATCCGCTTCGTCCGTTGCAACTTTTGCCCGGCAATATAACTCCATCAGATGTACGTCAGCGTCTGAAACACGGCAATTCGCCGTTTCGCGAAATACCGACACCAGCCAGTTCCAAACTTTCTTTTCCTCTCGGGTCAGTGTTTTGGGCGCTATGAAATCCTGCCGTTCATAGACCGGCATATTCTCTTGACGAGCCGCGATCTCCTCATTGCTCCGATTCAGTTTCGTTTTGTCCGGTACTACGGACGGATGCCTCCCCGCCATTGAGTCCCTCCCAAAAATGATTGAATTTTTGTAAACTGCTTTCCCGTCCGTGCTTTTCGTTATGGCATTCGGGACAAAGCAAAATAAGATTTTCTATATCGAGTCGTTTCTCCCAGTTTTTATCTAAGGGAATAATGTGATGGACTTCTTTCCCTGCACGAACGATCCCCTTCGCGCGGCAACGCTCGCACAAGCCGTTTTCTTTCGTAAATTTATAGGCTCGGAGTTGTTTCCACTCCCGGCTCTGATAGAAGAAATCAAATTTCTGATGATAATTCAGCCGCTCTTCCATTCCCTTGCGTTATTCCTCCATCCTTGTCGAATTTATTTAAAAAGCGGAAATGTTTGTAAAAGGGCATTTGGCGCGCTTTTTCAAAAATCTAAAAAATTCCTGTACCCCAGGGGGGGATTGAAAAAGGAAGAGCCGATTGCTCTTCCTTCTCCAAACTTTGAGAGGCACAAGGCTCGACGGATGAGGCGGTCCGATCGGATGCGGACTGTGTCCGCATCTCATGTACCATTATAACTGTTTTAAAAAAATGTGCTTTCATGACTTTTTCATTTACTTTCACATCTTTTTAAGATTTTAATTTTCACAACCGCCGCGCCGTGTTGCGTCACTTTAAGAGTTCGGGGTTATCGTGGATGTTGCCGATAACCTCAATATCTTTTTTAACCCAAAACGCGAAACCAGTCTCCCACCCTTGTATAATAAAAGCAGCATATTTCGGCTTATATTCGATTTGACCTATATCATCGAAACGATCTTTTATAATATCCCCCTCGAATATATTCTTGCCGTTCTTGTCCGTGAGTCCTGTGTACTGCCCTGCGGTTTCGGGGGTTATTTCAGATGAATATGGCAAAAAATCAAAATCATATATGTACCATTTATCAAACTTTTTTACAAGAAAACCTTCAATCCACTCGCCATTATCAGCCCGCTTTCCTCTGAATAAAATCTC